TTTAGCATGCTTGTTTGCATTTATGGACATACGCCGCATGCAAGGGGACGTAGCATACAATTTCAGCATTTATGATGAATTATTTGATTCGAGTCTGGACGAGAGAGGAGTTGAGTTAGTATTGGATATTCTTAAAGAGCGAGTTAAAAAGTACAATGAATGTATAATGATTATTAGCCACCGGAAAGAAAGTACTAAAGCAGCAACCGGTAATATTATTTTCTTAGAAAAAGAGAATGGCATTACCCGAAAAGTAGATTATATGGAGTACGATTCTAACTAATTACGTCTATGTTTACCCCCTTCAATCCATACGGTACTAACCAGCTTTACCCAGCACATGGTGGCGGTAGAATGGCCACCCCAAATAAGTTAGAAAAAAAGCGGGATCCGTTAGAGCCTCCTGAAAAAAGCCTACCTCGCGTAGTTAGCTATTATGCTGACTATAGTGGTTGTGGCTTCTGGAGAATGATCTGGCCAGAGCACGTTTTGAACGCATATCAGCAAGTGGTTATTGCTGGTCAAACTACCATGGTATTAGATCCGAAATATTATGAAGGCATTCAGTGTGTAAGAGTACAACGACAAGCTACACCTAACCAGCTTAAATTTATCGAGCACCTTAAAAAAATAAGCAAAGAACTAGGATTTCGCATCATTTACGAGGTTGACGACATTATATTCAGAGAAGATATACCGGTATATAATAAATTTAAAGTAGCATTTGATGCAGATGATGTTAGAGAATCGTCTCAAGCAATAATGGAGATATGTGATGAAATGACAGTAACATGCCCCTTTATGCGAGATTATTATAGGGGTAAGACCAGCCAAAAAAATATTACTGCTATCCCCAACTACCCTCCAAAATTTTGGTTGGGACATTACTATAACGAGCAAAAAGTAAGAGACATTTTCAGACAATACAAAACAAAACCGCGAATATTATATGCCGGTAGTGGCGCTCACTTTGATGTAGATAATAGAGTAAAGCAGAGAGACGACTTTCATCATGTATCAGATGCTATAATCCAGAGCCGAGATCGTTTTCAGTGGGTATTCGTTGGGGCATTTCCTAAAGCAATTCAACCATACATCCAGTCTGGCCAAATGGAATTCCATCCATGGAAACCTCTATATGATTACCCAGGATTTATGCGCAGTTTAAATATATCCATGGCTGTCGCCCCGCTAGAAATTAGTAATTTTAATAACGCTAAAAGCGATATTAAGTGGGTTGAAGCATGCGCAATGGGATTCCCCATTGCATGTCAAGATATGGAAACATACAAAAAAGCTCCACTAAAATTTACTACGGGTGAAGAAATGATAGATATAGTAGGTAAAGTTTGCTCAAACAAAAAACAATATCTCAACGCATCCCGGGCGGGTTGGGCAGCAGTAAAAGAGAGATGGTTAGAGCACCCGACTAACTATGGTAAGTACAAAGAGCTATTTACATTACCATACAAACACCCTAATAGAAAGCTTCTAAACGCGCTCGATGAATAGTCCGTGGGAAAATGTTGATAGATTTGAAGAGGTTGTTGCTGAATATGCAGGCGCAAAATATGGAGTAGCAACAGACAGTTGCACTAATTCGATTTTTCTATGCTTAAAGTATTACGAAAAGGTTCTACCATCTGCAGCATCCGCGCAACCGGTACAAATACCGAAGCATACATTTTTATCCATACCGCAGGCCGTAATACACGCAGGGTTCAATCTAAAGTTTGTTGATAGAGACTGGAAAGGGTCATATCGATTACGACCATATTCATTAGCAGATAGCGCTACCAGGTTTTACAGTGACATGTATGAAGATATCGGCTGTGAGTTCGTCTGTTTATCATTTCATATTAAAAAGTTTATACCTATCGGGCATGGCGGAATGATATTGACTAACAATAAAACGGCTGTTAAATGGCTTAAGCAAGCAAGGTATGACGGCCGGAAGACTGTCTTCTTTAATGATATAAAAGACATTGATATGCTAGGATATCATATGTATATGAACCCAGAGCAAGCTGCCAGAGGGCTCGAATTGTTCTATAGACTGCCTAAAGTAAATAAAGATTTAGCTTCATGGGAAAATTATCCTGATATATCCAAGTACACATGCTTTAACAGTTGACGTTCCTTATCGTATAATTTATAATTGATTAGATGTATAGGAATGTTGTTTATGATCCAGGAGGTCAATCCATGCGACTATTTACCTGGGATAAGACCGGGAAGCGCATTACCATAAATGCATCCTACAATCCTTATTTTTATTATGAAGACCCGACCGGTAAGGACGGTAATTCACTTTTTAATACTAAATTAACAAAGCGTACGTTTTCCACTTCATATGAAAGAGGTGTTGAGACCGGACAATATAAAAATCGTCATGGTGAACGGCGCGCCAATACTAAAAGAGTATTTGAAAATCTGAAGCCCGATCATCAATTTCTAATTGATTCATTCTGGGAAACATATGATGATGAAGATTTCGCCAACCATCCATTAAAAATATGGTTCCTAGATATTGAGACATATAGCCCACATGAATTTCCTAAGCCAGAAGAAGCTGCTCACCCTATTAATATTATCACAATATATGATTCAATTGAGGAGAAATTTTATTCATGGGGCACTAAGCCATACAAGTCACAAAAGAAAGATCAAATATACACTTATTGCCAGAGCGAAAGAGACTTGCTAGTAAAATTTATTGAGTTTATGGAGAAGGATTATCCTGATATTATAACGGGTTGGAATAGTGACTTCTTTGATATACCTTACATTGTCCGGCGCGTAGAAAAACTATTAGGGACAGATGAACTCCCGAGATTATCACCTGTAAGTGACCTAAAATCACCGATATATTCCCGGGAATTGCCCGGGGAATTCTATAAAAACAGGGAGCGGTTCTATATTAAGGGAGTGTCTTGTATTGACTATTTGGATATTTATAAGATCTTTACGCAAGGGTTGCGTGAGTCATACAAGCTAGACTCAATTGCGAAGGTAGAGCTCGGTGAGCAAAAAGTTGATTATGGAAATACAAACCTATCAAGCTTAGCAGATGAAGATTGGAAAACGTTTGTTGAATACAATATTCAAGACGTTCGCCTACTTGTCAGATTGGAGGAAAAATTATCCTTCCTTTCACTCGTGAGGATGCTAGCATACGTAGGTCTTGTACCTTTAGAGAGCGCTCTAGGTACAATTACTGTCGTTACGGGAGCAGCTGTCATTCAAGCGCGCAAAGACGGAAAAATCGTACCAACATTTCAAAGAGACTCAGACCACGAGAAGTATGAAGGTGCGTATGTATCTGACCCTCAAAAAGGATTTCAAAATCATGTTGTGTCATTTGATGCTAACAGTCTATATCCCAACACAATGATATCTCTTAATCTATCCCCAGAAACAAAATTAGGATGGATAACAAGAGTTGAAGAAAATAAAGTTCACATCACTCACGTGAGCGGTAAAGAGTACACTCTATCTCATAGTAAATTTGCAAAATTTTTAGATAAGGAAAAAGTAGCAATTACTAAAGCAAAAGTGCTATTTACACAAAAGCAACGCGGAATTTTTCCTAAGATTGCGGATGCCTACTACGAAAAACGCGTCAAAGTCAAGAAACAGCTCACAAAACTAAAACGAGAATTGTCAGAAATGGATCCAAAACATCCAGAATATAAGTCTATGTCCGGTGACGCTGAGAGACTAAACATTAAGCAGTTAACGATTAAGATTTTGATTAATCGAATATATGGTTACTTTGGAAACCGGAGGGCAACTTTAGGCGATACAGACATAACCCGCTCAATTACTCTGACCGGGCAAGCCGTTATTAAGCAATCAAATAAAATTTTACAAAAATATATTCAAAATCTAATGGGATATACTGACGAGGAAATAAAAGAGCATGATCCAGTTATCTATAATGATACGGATAGTGTGTACATAACAATATCAGATATCATTAAAAAGTTAGACATACCGTTTACAAATCGAAATGGTAGAATAACAAAACAAGTTAAAGATGAAGTTAAAAAAATCGAATCACATCTCAATACAAAAATAACAGAATGGGCCAAGAAAAATTTAAATACAATTGACTCGAGATTTGTTTTTAAACGAGAAAATATATGTGACGTCGGTATCTTTTTACAGAAGAAAAGATATGTGCTTCATATTTTGGACGATGAAGACTTACCTGTCAATAAATTTAAGTATACAGGAGTAGAAGTAGTACGATCAACAATGCCGGCACCGATTAAGCCGTATGTAAAAAAGATCGTTGAGACGATGTTAACTACAAAATCTCAAACTGAAACAAACAAACTTCTGAATGAGAGTTACACCATCTTCAAATCATTACCTATCGAGGATATTTCATTTATATCTGGGCTGTCTAAGTATGACAAATATGCTAATAAATGTAACGGATTCAATACATGTAAAGGTATGCCTATCCATTGTAAAGCGGCTTATTCATATAATAAATTATTGGAAAAATTAAAGTTAGAACACAAGTACGAAACTATTGGAGCTGGCGACAAGGTTAGATATTTTTACGTAAATCGCCCAAATTCTTATAATGTTAATTCCATTGGATACAAATATTATTATCCGAAAGAATTTAATGAAATTTTTCAACCGGACCTAGAATTAATGTTTGAAAAAATCATCTTTAATATGGTTGAGAGGTTCTATGTATCTGTAAATTGGCAATGCAGAAAACCAGGTTATCAGTTACAGACTGATTTATTTGAATTGTTAGGAATGTAGTTGATTTTCATTTTTAATATGTTAATATTAATGTATGAGTGACACAGTAGTCTTTGTAGATAATATCGGTAGAACAGTCATGGGTGTTGAGAACAAAAAAGCCAGCACCAAGACACAATTAGCAGTAGACGACCCGTCTATTGTTTTTGTACAGCCCAACCCGGAGAGCGGCCAAATTCAGGTCCAAGTAATTCCATTGTTTTTCAAGGAATTAGTTGGCGAAGAGTCGCGAGATGGGGCTCTTACGTGGTACTTCAACCGGAGTAACCTCGTTACTAACCCAACGCTGAGCATTGATGAGAAGTTAGTTTCTCAATATGAGCGAGTCACATCCGCCGGCCCAGAGTCACCTCCAGGAATTCAAGTGGAGAAAGCTCCTGAGAAGGAACCTGAGGTTGTCAAGCTGTTCGACGATGACGAAGAAAAATAATGACCTGCTCAAAGCTTTTGCTGGCTTAGACAAGCTGAATCCGGAAGCAGTGATGCTATCGGAGACATCTTTATCAAATGTCAGCCAATGGTTTAATACAGGTTGTATGGTTCTAAATAGTATTCTTTCCGGGAGCTTATATAAGGGGGTACCCGCGGGGCGAATAACTGGTTTTTCCGGTCCATCAATGACCGGAAAAACCTTTATCATCAATAAGGTCTTAGCTAACGCACAAAAGGACGGCTTGATGCCAGTTATTTTTGATACAGAGATTGCAGTAGATGAAGCATCAACAAGAGGCGTAGGCCTAGATCCAGAAAACACCAAATATGTACCAGTTAATACTATTGGTGATTGTAGAAATCAACTGTTTGCACTTTTAGAAGGTATTGAAGAGCAAAGTCTCCAAGGTAAATTTATCGTATCAATTGATTCACTAGGCAATCTTGCCGGTGATAAAGAAATGGCAGATGCTGAGAAGGGAAAGATGACAATGGATATGGGTCTTAGAGCTAAATCTCTTAAGAGTATGATGCGCCTATTGACCTATAAAGCAGCTAAAACTAATACTACCATTTTATTTTCCAATCACACTTATGACGATCCGGCTGCATTATATCCATCTCTAGTAAAACATCAATCTGGAGGTAAAGGTCCAGTATATCTCGCAAGTGTTCTTGTGCAGTTAGCTACTAGAAACGAAAAGCAAGATGAAAATAATGAAGATGACGTGAAGCTTCCGGAAGCAAATAAGTACAGCGGAGCCACTCTGCGCGCTTTGACTGTTAAAAATAGATTTATCCCACCATTCTTACAGTGTGAAATATATTTAAATTTCAAAACTGGTCTAGATAAGTATGCTGGTTTAAAAGATATGGCTGTTAATCATGGTGTGCTTATACAGAACGGATCAACTTACGCACTGCCAGACGGAACAAAGCTAGGGTATTATAAAAATTGGAAGAGTAAAGATGAATTATGGGAAGAAAAAATCTTACCCAATCTAGAAAAAATTATCCAAGAAAAATACTGCTATAGCTCTTAGGGCGTAGTCAGCGCATCCTTGCCCAAATACGTGAGTTGTAGATTATCCATCGGCGATCCTGAAAACGCAAACCCAAACCTCCGCGGACCGGTGAAGTCATCCGTTGTTAGATCGTGTAAAAACTCACCCTCCGGGCTGTCGTCTTCATTCCCGACTAATGTTTTCAAGTCACCGGGTGGATGCACAAGCAAACCGGTTGCGGGATTGGATATTTTAGATTCAATCAATTCCTTCATATAATTGAACTGTATATCCTCCTTCAAGAAGTTCATCGTTTCACCGGCCGAGGCCGACCGGCCTTCCGACGCAACTGCTAATCGTGTAAGTATCTGTTCCCTTTGCTCGTTGACCGATAACGACGATAGGTCTTTAGATAGTTTAATGAAGTGGGCACTCACACCTGCGGGTTGTGCTGGATTCCGACCGATGGCACTATCTGCGTCATAATCCTGTGTTGGCCATGGAAATCCATTCTTATCTTTACCCATAAATGGCTCCATGCCTGCTATTTCTCTTAATGCTAACATATCATACGGTGACTCCTTGATTCCATTATCAGAACCAATAAATTGGACCTTGAGTTGTGTAACAACGGCTTCCCGGTCAGCGGCGTTGTTAAAGTATGAGTAGAGTTCGTCTAGAAGAACATTGCACGAATCAGCCGGTATCATTTTCTCTTCACCAGAAAAACCAAACGGGCTTGGCAATTTAGTAGCGAGGTCTATATCATTACCACTTTCATCTTTGGCCGCCGGACCGCCGCCGTTATGGTCCAGTACTGCCTGTTCTTTGTCCTCGATATCCTCGCTGACATCAATAGCTTTACCGGTGAATGATTTACCATCCGTATTAAATAATTTAGTTATTAAGTGAATCGCGCGTCTCAGCTTCAATCCCCGATCCACTGGCCATTGCGATGTGTCCGGTGACTGCATTTTAACTTCAATACTTCCCCGCCAACCACCTCCTTGTGCTTGCCAACCGTCGCCCAAATCATCACCATTAACATGGTACACAGTATCATATTTCTTCTTCCATGTTAACAGATATTGAAATAATTGAGGCATTTTTTCATGCTCAAGCGCAACGGCATCAGCTGGAGGGGTCGGTGCCTTTCTGCGTGACATTACTGCTGATCTATATATGATCACATCACCATCAAAATCGAGATTATTCTGTAATAAATTTTCTTTGATCCATTTATTCCATTCATGAGCGCCAAATAGTTTACTAGCAAAATCTTCTAGTTGTTCTCCTGTGTCTAGATAGCCATAATCTCGCCCAAATGTATCTGCGGTCTTGTTCACGGCTGCTTTTGCGATATCTGCAATGGTTTTACCAATAGCCGACTTTGGAGTCATCGCTTTACCTACGGTCTTACTAACACTTCTGTACTTATCTTTTATTCTGTTTACAGTGCCAGGCCCACCGGGTGGACCCGCGGTCGGTGACCCGTATTGTAATCCTCCTATGTTTTTCATAGCATGAGGAACCGGCAGACCTTCATTTACTTGCTTGTAGCTCTCGAAAATTTCGTGGTTCTCTTTGTTCACAACTTTGTTTCTTGAAATATTTATCAATTACGCTATAATTAAAAGATGGATAAGGTAATAGTTCCATTCTCAGGCGGTATAGACTCAACAGTTCTATTGTATCATGCAGTAAAGTCAGGTGATTTCGATGAAGTTCATGCAATATCATTCAATTATGGTCAACGGCATGATAAAGAACTGGACTGTGCATGTGAAACAGCATTCAAGCTCAAAGTAAACTATAGAGTTATTGCTCTAGATTTCTTCAAGTACATAACTACATCATCACTAACAAATCCAGACATCGATGTAGCTAAGACACGTGACGTGTTAGGAGATGCTCAGACAGTTAATTATGTACCGTTTAGGAATCAGATGATGTTGTCTATTTGCTGTGCATATGCCGAATCTGTAGGTGCTAATACAGTATATCACGGAGCTGCCCAAGTAGATACTCAGGCTGGTTATTGGGATGGTAGCGTTGAATTCTTAGAATCAATTAATAATTTAGCTTCCTTGAATAGAAAGCACCGAATTAAGATCGAAGCTCCTCTGATAGAAAAATCAAAAAAAGAGATTATAGAATGGGGAGTAGATTTGGGTGTATTTTTTAGTAAAACATGGACATGTTATGAAGGGAAAGAAAAAGCATGTGGTGAATGTACAGCCTGCTCATCTCGCATTAAAGGATTCATGGATGTGGGCGTCAAAGACCCCATTAAGTACAGCAGAGAGATTCCCTGGCCAACTAATTTAGATAACTTAACGATGGATACGTACGAAGGAGGTCATTATTAGACACCCAATCCCAGCTGGGTATGGGGCGGCCCCGGCTCACCGCGAAGATTCGCCGCCGGTTTTGAGACAGGATATTCCTTCGCGCGCGCGTCCTGCGCGGAGCGCTCTCCTCCTGTACTTGGCGCATATGGCAATGTCTCCCTTGTTTTAAGAACATCACCGATCGTATTTATCTCATGCACGGGTATACCGGCTTTGCCCAATAGTCCCAATACTTCAGCTACCATCCCTTGCTGTTTTATTTGACTGTACCAATCATATCTGGGGCTATCCCTCGGGCCCCAATCCGCCGGCGCGACATCCGGAGAGAAGCGCGGTGTAGATGGTTGCTCATCCGGTGTACTAAAAAGATCTCCATCTTGTGGATCATTAGGTTTTGGTCTTACGCCTATCATGATCCCTGCTTTGATAAACTCATTAAACGCCCAAACTATATCACCAACCTGTAATTCCTCACCGCTCATCGATTTTTTCATAATTTTAGATATAATGCCCCGCTTCTTTTTTGTGTGGAACTCCTTACACCAAAACTTAGTAGGTCCTGCAACTACACCTTCTTTATCTCTGAAAATCCGACAGATGTTAAATACCCTCTTCGCGGTTTTTGAAATATTTGGATATTTGTCTATTTGTTGTACCGTGTTAAGTATCCACTTAGTCTGCTGTACTGATTTTAAATCACTACAATCAAATGACTCTCTATCTGATACCATCTCCGGGTTCCACATATCTTTTGTCCCGAACCATGATTGATCTTCCGATCCTTTCACCTCACCCGACGGTTTTGTGGATGGTTCACTTGGCTCTTTGTAACCTGGATCCGTATCGTATTCATCCGGCCCCAGTTCATATGGAATTCTCGGACCTGCTCCTTCAGGCTTCCCGGAAGCCATTCTTTTAGTAATATAAAGCAACACCCGGTGGGTAATTTTAAAAATTTCATTATTAAAATCTGTAGGTCCTGATGGCTGTTTGAATTTCATAGAATGCGTTTCACCCGATACTACATCTTCATAAACTTCGTGAGCGTCGGCCTTACCGGCCTCTTCTTCACCAGCCACTGCTGTATCATCTGCCGGTTGATCTTTTGGTACCTCAACCGCTGGTTCATCTTTTGGCGGGCCCACTGATGCTGGTGTCTCTGGTTGAGTTTGAACATCCGAAGTATCTCCAGCCGCTATATCAGCTACCGTCGGATACGGGTCCTTCTTATCATCATCCTTCTTGGGCTCATCATCTTCTGGGAATTCCTGCGCCGAATAACCTCCGCCAGCTAATGACCGCGGTCTTTTCGCTTCGTTTATTGTAGACCAGAAATTAGAAAAGGTTTGGTGTTCTCCTAATAGGTTACCCTTAGGAACGTATGACTGAGATAGTCCATGCTGCGCTGAGTGCTGGACATTCCCGGCGTAATCACTCCACCCAGCGGCAGCCTGGGCAGCGGCAGCCTGGGCAGCGGTACTAAGCATCGCGCTTGGTGGTTCGTCTGGCACCGGTCGGCCCGGACCTTTTCCGCCGAGATAATGCGGAAGATCTGCATCTCCCTTAAAAGGATCCGGTGCTTCACTAAAATCAAATCCTTTATCTTTATACCAGAATCGAAATCGATCCTGGAGATATTGTAATTGATCTTGGTCTAATTTATCTAAGCGAGCCCATAAATCTATATTGGTCTCATACTCCTCAATATTTGATTTCTGCTCTAATAGAAATTGTAATAATGTTTTATTCATTGATATGGCTTACCCAACTCTCAAAAGATTCAATCGCAGGATTATCGTCAAGTACATTTCGGACATTCTTCCTCGCATCGGTTCCGCTTCTAATCTGACTCACATTTAAATGAGGAAATTTATCTCTACTTAAAACTATCTCGAACGGCTCAGAGGAAACGTTTAATTTACCGCCGCCTTCGGCCGCGCGCCTGCTGTATATAAAATCGTAATATAATTGCATTACATAATCTCGGACATCAAACTCTGAGCCATACTCTTCTCCGTAATGATCACTATGTGCCGCGGCACTCGCCCGCGCGCCGAGCTCCTCGCCGGATTCGGGCGGAGAATCCCTAAATGCGATTGTTTTAGACCATTTTTTGGTTCTTGGGTCTTGTCCACCCGGTAACCCATTAACTACTTCATCTATCTGTTGACCTGGCGACCCACTCCCAGCCGGTAAAGCTAGCGCTCTACCTTTCGGAGATTCAAAACCTATAAATGCCGGTGATTTACCGTCCGGTCCATCGATCTTACCATTAGGAAATAATTTAATCAGCCTAACTTTATGTAAGAATACTCCATCTGGCCTATTATTGTCTTCCATCCATTTTTTGAGTGAGGTTTTCTTCATTTTCTCTGGATCAATTGGCACCCCGCTTTTCTTCATCTGTGTCGCCGCTTCGCGATCAACTTCGGTGAAGGTGATGTCTTGATGATCAGTGATACTACCATCAGGTAATGGGGCCTTACCCACTACAGGGATCGGTAGATACCAATGAGTATGTTGTAATAGAGCTTCTGCTAGCTCATACATTTTTTGCAAATTACCACCGGTCATTTCTTCCTTACCGGAAGCTGTTGCTTTTATACCCAACATCGTTTCAATTTGACCTATAAGTTCTTTTTGTGGATCTATTTGTCGGTCACCGGCTTTTCCACTCCGAATCCCCTTGTCGGTTATATCTACTGACAGCCGGATTTCATTTAAAAACTCCGGATCTGACATCATGTCATAAAATGATTTCATTCCTCTTGAATTATTTATCTTTGAGTGTATACTTTTATATATGTGTGGTATATTTGGTAGTACAGATTTTGAGAGATTTAAGACGCTTTACAAGATTAATCAAGGGAGAGGTGACTTTTCATATGGGGGAATATATATTTCAGAAGATCCTATTATACAAAACTCGTTTACTTTAACAAAATGTGAAGGTATAGCCGATCTAGAAACAAATGTTTTCAAAAATGCGAAATATTATCTCGGCCATACACAAGCCCCGACATCATCAGTCCGTGAATTTGACCCAGAAACAACACATCCCTTTGAGTCCGGTGAATGGTTTACCGCACATAATGGAGTGTTATCTAATGCAGAACACCTTAAAAAGAAATACTCCCTAACAACAGCCAATGATGTAGATACGTCTGTAATACCGGCAATGGTTAAGCACTATAAAATTAATACAGGACATGCAGAGGCAGATGAGAGGCGAAGTTTAAGACTTGGTTTGCAAGAGCTCAAAGGTACATTTTCATGCTGGTTCTACAACACTAAGACCGGAAATATGTATCTAGCTAGATGCGGGAGCACACTATTCGGTAACATTGAAGCGGGGGAGTTTTCATCTAGCCGCTATGGAGAAGAAAACTTAGAACCATTGCAAGAAGGTAAATTATATAAAATTGGGAAAAAGCTTGCAGAGGTTGAGCAATTCGAGTATAATTCACCATATTTTATTTTATGAAGAAGACACTATTTATCTCATGCACAAAGTACGGCGCAAAGGAGTTTTATGAATCTCCGCTATATCAATCTCTCTTCAGTCCGGGTACAAAAGTAGTCGAAGATAATACGACTACCGAACAGCATCATTTGTATACAACTGAACATCATGACCTAATATTAAAAACAAAAAACACCTATAACATTGCCCGACATTACAATAAGGGCATCCAATTCGCTATAGAAAATAAAGATGACTACGACAACGTTGTATTCATTCATGACGATGTAAGCGTTGAAGATAGGTTTCTACATCGAAAATTACGTCTAGGGTTAGAGTCCGCAGATATCATAGGCTTAGCCGGTGCTCGTGATATTAAAATAAGGTCACCTTTTTTATGGCATATAATTTCTGATCCAAAAACCTGGTCTGGTGCAGTGGCTCACCCGGAAGGCGGCGGTGTTATATCCATGACTAGCTTTGGACCAGTACCCTCGAGAGTGTTAGTTCTAGATGGCTTACTTCTAGCAGTCAAACCGGAGACATTTGAGAATAATCCAAAGTTGAGATTCGACGAAAAAATTCCAACTATAGCTCATTTTTATGATCTAGATTTTTGTCTAACAGCAAATGAAAATAAGTTAACATTATCTACATTTCCAATATGGGTAGTCCATGGAAGCCCGGGACTAGAACAATATACTGCTGACTTCCATAAAGGCGAAAAATATATGCTTAAAAAATGGAAACTGGTAAATTAGATAACGACTTTTTTGAAAAGGTAGTAATCTATAATACACTTGTAGATGATGAATACTTGTCTTCTATTGTTGATTTCATAAGGCCTATATATTTCAAAGATAAGGATGTCCGAAGTATTATCCAAATAATAACTGACTTTCATAAATCACGAAATACTTGCCCAACTACAACCGAAATCAAAGCATATCTAACGACAGAAGATCTTAAAAAATCCTTCACTAATGTTGTTACCAGCTTTAAAAATATTGACAGGAAATTTAATAAGGATGAATTATATTCAAACACCGAAAAATTCATTAAAGAGAAGGCAGTGTACAATACGATGCTGGAAGTCGTTGATGAATGCACAAAGCGAGATATTGACACGTCCTCTATTCTTTCCCGTTTCGAGGCGGCATGTAATTTATCCCTTACAAGTAATTTAGGATTAGAATATTTTAAAGACCTGAGCGTTCATATTGATGATCTGGAAAGGGCAGATAAATATATCCCAACCGGATGGGATTGGTTAGATAGAAAATTGGGGGGCGGCTTCCTGGAAGACGGTAGATCATTATATGTTTTCGCCGGCCAAACAAATGTCGGTAAATCTATCTTCTTAGGCAATATTGCAGTCAATGTTGCCTCTCAAGGCCGTACTGTGCTTCTTGTTACACTAGAGATGCCTGAAATGATGTATGCAAAAAGATTATCTTCTCAAATATCTCAGATTCCTATAGGTCAATTACAAACAAAAACCAATGACCTACGGGAAAAGGTAACACAATTTAGAGTTAACCACCCACAATCGCGCTTAATAATAAAAGAATTTCCGCCTAATACTATATCTCCTAACCAACTGGATGCATATATAAAGAAGCTATATAGACAAAATATAGAGCCGGATTTAATAATACTGGATTATCTCAATTTAATGCATTCCCCAGTGGGAACTAATTCATATGAAAGAGTTAAGTACGCAACTGAACAGGTGAGAGCCCTAAGCTATACGTACCAATGCCCTATTGTAAGCGCCACTCAGATCAATAGGGGAGGCTTTGATCAAATTGATCCCGGTATGGATACTATCAGTGAGAGTGTTGGCTTAGCCTCAACTGCAGATTGTATTTTTAGCATATGGCAAGAAGACGAAGATAGAGACTTGGGGCGGATTCAGCTCGGTATTATGAAGAATAGGTTCGGACCTAATTTCGGCTACCAAACTATGAGGATTAACTATTCAACTTTAACACTAGAAGAGGACACATCTTTTAACGACACAGAGTCGGCTCAAGAAGCTACGAGTCTATTAGAAGAATTCAAGGAGGATTGATTTATAGGCTTATGGGTTTAACTAATTACAGTCAGATGTCTAAGAAAATACATATATTTGCTGATTGCGACTTAGATGGAGCTGCTAGCTTGTTGGCGTTTTATTGGCTATTGAGACCAAAAAGAGCTAGCCATAATATTACGCGGGTAACAGATTTTAGAGAGACATTTTTGGAGTGGCAAAAAACTCATAATGTGGATGATTATGAAAAAATTTTTATATTAGACCTGGACGTTTCACAGGATAGTTTAGATATTGCCGACCGTGAAAATGTTGTGGTAATAGATCATCATGACACTCATGTTCAAAATAAAGATAAATATAAAAACGCAACTACAATAATCGAACTGAGTGATAGTTGCAGTAAGTTATTATACCAAACGTTTAAAGACGTGGGTACGCCTCTCACACCGGAGCAGCAATATCTTATACTCCTCGCCGATGATTATGACTGCTATAAATTACAATTAAAACATTCTTATGATCTAAACGTTGTGTTTTGGAATTATCGCGGTGATAGATTTGGAAAGTTCAAGCAAGATTTTAACAAAGGCTTCTTTGGTTTTAATAAATTTCAACAAAACATGATACACCTACATGCTAAGAAATTAAAAGCATTGAAAGAAACAATCGAAACATTTACGGCAACTATACCTATTAATAAAGTCCAAATGCAATTTGTTTCTACCTTTGCTGATTCTTGCATAAATGAAATTGCAGAATATATTATTGACCGATATAACGCCGATGTGGGCATGGTTGTTAATCTTAAAACTAAAAAAGTCAGCTTAAGAAAGTCAAAAGAATGTGACTTACATTTAGGGAACTTTTCGAAAAAAATCCTAGAAGGCGGCGGGCATGAATATGCCGCCGGTGGCCTATTAAACGAACAATTCTTACATTTTACGAAAGTGTTTAAACCGGTATGATGTATGAGCAATTAATGGCAAACAGCCCTGGGGGGAGTTCTAGGATATGTGATGAAGAGTTTGAAGATAATTTCTTACGGTATTGCTCTCTTGTTTGCATTATCAATAACAAAAAATTAAACTTAGCTAATATTTTCATCTTAACATTGAAAAATAGATATTTGAGATGTATATACAAAGAAATGTGCGACGTACCAACAGACTATGACGCTTTAAAAGCATTTTTACAATATGACGTTACCCTACACAAGAGCAAATATATTAAAAAATTCCTAAACCACACACAATTCAAATTATAATGACTGATTACGAAAAACTAATATACAACACATTTTTAAGAGTCTCTAGAACAGCTCAAAATAAACCATTTAAATATCGCAAATCCTTTTCCGGGTTTAAAAAAACCGGTAATTATGTTTATGTTCATAAATTAAGAAACTTTCTTAACACATATAAGCATGTCGATCTAGAAGCGTTTTTGGCATCGCCCTATAAAATTTATCCGGATGAGGGATATTTTGACCTCAAATTTTATACTACACAAAAAGCAATTAAAGCATATACACTATATAAACAAAAACAAGAAAATGCAGATCCGGATTCTGAAGAGCAAATTAAATATACAACAGATTCTATATATTATATCTACCAATACTGCAAAGATAATAAATTAGATGTTGACAAATACCTAGCTCATAAGACCGGTACTACAAATACATTTCTTCTACATCTTAAAGAGAATCAAATTAATATATACAGCTTGTTCGGATTTCCGAATTTTAACGAAATATCGAAAAGTGTGGATGCGTCCGTGACTGAATTTATGTTCCCGGATTTTTATAAAAAAATAGATTCGTTTCGACTAAAATTATATAACTCCAAAAAGCTACGTGATGTAGTGAAGGATGGGCATTCTTTTGTACAAACTGCACTTTCTAGTTGATTTTCCTCATCGAAGCCACTATTATCTTATACATGAGTACATTCACAAATTCAATGTTCGAGAGTATTAAAGACGCACTAAAGACTAAAGACACACCTTCTAAATTCAGAGATATTTTGAAATTTGAAGTCGGTAAATCATATCAACTAAGGATATTGCCGAATATCAAAGACCCATCCAAGACGTTTTTTCATTATTATAGTCACGGTTGGGAGAGTTTTGCCACCGGTCAGTTTTTAAGTGAAGTGAGCCCAAGCACCTGGGGTGAGCGAGATCCTATTTCTGAAGCTCGCTTTGCTATCTTAAAGCATGGTACTGAAGAAGATAAAGAAAAAGTTAAGAAACTTACACGCCGCGAAAGTTGGTTAGCTAATGTTTACGTTGTTGAAGACCCAACTAATCCTGAATATGTTGGGAAAGTTAAAGTCATGAGATTTGGCAGACAGCTCCATAAAATTATTATGGATGCTATTGAAGGTGAAGATGCCGAGGTCTTTGGCCCTCGTATTTTCGATCTAACTAAAGACGGAGTTTCTCTTAGAGTCAGATGTGAGAGGCAAGGAGATTTTCCAACATACGTCTCATCCAAATTCGGCCCTGCGCCATCTGCCGTACCTGGACTAGACGAGGACAACATTAAGGAAGTGTATGAAACTACACACGAACTAGAATCTATGTTTGCAGTGAAAAGCTATGATGAATTAAAGGGAATTCTCAATGAGCACTATTACTGCAAAGACGCAGAGAGCAGCTCCGGAGTAAATGATGAGCCAGAGGATGATGTACCTTACGATACACCAGCAGCCACTAAGACAGAGAAAAAAGAGAGCGATGATCCACTAGATGACGACAAAGTTAAGGAGTTGCTCGAAGGCCTAAATTCATGAGTCAAGAAGAACAACCACCGCCTCCGGGCAGCATGATTAGAGAGGAGTCGCCTAATCCTGAGAATATAAAATTACTCGCAGGATTAGTGTCTCTGACTAATAGTGAACTAGATCGCTTAGATGATAACATTGTCGATGGCGCGCATAATGTATATATAAAAGCAAAGAGGTTCCACCCAGAGACGGTAGTTCAACAATTTATTGATGAAGGGAAAGCCGCCGGGTCATACCCGATAACCGGTCAAACCGCGCGGGCGCCGGCAGTACACCACGACCCGGAACGAGCTCTGGCCGCCAGCCATCAACAACAATCACAACCACAACCATCACCAGCTCCACCTCCACCTCCTTCAGCACCACAACAAGGTCACGTTGAATTTTACTCTATGCAGCCTCAGGTTGGTAATGCAGACACGACACATTTGAGTAAAAAGATGGACGAAATTTTAAACCGGCTTGATAGAATTGAAGATACATATACCATTATACTGAACTTATTAGAAAAGAATTTACATAATAAGATTAAAACAATTACATTCAAGCTAGATGACAATAAGCGTTCCTAATAGAGATCATTTTATATCAAGCTTTCTCTTACCCCTGAGTAGAGTTAATGATTCTTGTATTATTAAAGTGTCAAGAAAGGGGTGGACTTCCTTAGTATCCTCAGTTGATGGAGCTTTAATTTTATATTGCAACCTACATGTAGATACAGATATGGACGAGCTGTCTCTAAACATTCCCGATCTGGGTCGACTGGCTAAAATCCTATCTTGTATTGAAGAGGATAGCATAGATCTTAATTTCACAGACAATAATATAAATTATGAGTCTAGTGAAATACGATTCAAATATCACTTATTGGAAGATGGTATTATAATGTCCCCTCCCATTGATATAAATAAACTCAAATCCATTGACTACAACACCGCCTTTCGCTTAACACATGATTCACTTTTAAATGTTATAAAGGCCAGTTCATTTGCTTCTGATTCAGACAAAATCTATTTCTTTACAAAAGACGGTAAGGTGTATGGTGAGCTGACTGACCACCAAAAACATAATTCTGACAGTGTTACGCGATGCCTATCAACCCAATTCTCTGGTGACGAGATAACCGATTCAATTCCAATTAACTTCGAAATGCTACGTATCATTGCTAATAACCGAGCCGATACTATAATGGTACTAGTTAATACCGATCTATCCGTCTTCACATTTGAAGTAAGCGTCGGAAATATTAAAAACACATACGTAGTTACAGGGTTAGTTAAGAATTAATACAATGGCAAAAAATAAAATATATACTCCCAGCTACTTCGTCAAAAGATTAATAGAGAGCGGTTATAACGTAAGAAGAGTTTTTGATGATTTTGGAGAGCATGACTCACGCAGGTGGACCATGGTGATTAATCCCGGCCAGGAATCTGTGTTTGTGACATGTTATACAAACAAAGAGGAATTACATGATCGCGTTTTTGAATTTAATGATGGCGGTAAATACGTACCGAAAAACTTCCAACTATACACAGAATCTATAGAAGTTATTATTAATTACTTACGGCAGTACAGTATATACGGACATGGAGAAAAAGGATACAACAAAGAACAAGACCTTAAAAAACGTCCCGGCAAAGACTAAAAGACAGTCTAAAGTTGAAAATATTAAAAAGGCTTTGCAGCATTATGAAACACATGAGCGGCCTTTTAATCCGGAACTCTTTTCAGGCTTGCTAGAAGAGTACTTAGATAGCTTTATCGTAGTCGGCTACACCCAAAAAGGCGATCCAGTTCAACTCACATCCGCAAAAAGTCAGCAAGAGATAGACGCTCTCAGTACCAACTTACAAAGATTTATCTCAATGTTTATCATGGGCCCCGGCCGCCCACCTATGGAATCTGAGATGCGCGACGAGGATGACTAAGATAAAACCTAGAGCTATTTTCGCGATCACCGCCGGAAAGTACAACGGCAAATACGCCGTATGCATTGATAAAGATAGCACCTCCTACAAATTTCTATTTCTCCCAGTGATGGAAGCTCAGACCATACCAGCCAAAGCAGTAGTCGAAGGTGTAAAGGAAAAAATTTTAGATTGGATAGAGATTTTACCAGAGGATGTATTTATAATATGTAAAGAACAATACATTAAAAGTGCAAAATCATCAAAAACATCTAATCCTAGACTCCTCGAACCTGCTATATAGACTATTCTGGGCCTGGGATAGCAAGGGAGAATCCTTAACTGAAGACGAAGACGACGTAACAATCGTATATACATTCTTAAACTGTCTTAAATCGTACGTAAACCGCTACAAACCTAGCTACATATATGCTGTTTGGGATCATAAATTGGAGTGGCCATCTACTAATTTCAGGAAAGATGCTGCTGACGTGGATTATAAAGGTCAAAGAGACCACACAAAGACAGCCAAGCTTCATGACAAAGATCGCCTAATACAAGAAATGCTAACACTGTTAGGCGTTAGAAATATGTTCCCACGCGTGATGGAAGCAGATGACGTTATAGGGTGGTTATGTAAGCAGCTAGACGAAAAAACAGTGATCGTTTCAAATGATCAAGATATGTGGCAACTTATAGACAGAAACGTTTCAGTGTTTAATCCCATAAAGAAATGTCATATTGATAACACTAATTTTCACAATTTTTCACCGGTGAGTGTAGAGTATTTTTTAAGATATAAATCGTTCTTAGGAGATGTATCCGATAATATCACCGGCGTTAAGGGTATCGGCAAAGCGCGCGCCCAAAAACTATTAGAAAATTGGGAACAAAACAAACATGGGCTATCACCAGAACAGCTCAAAATATTACATAGAAATCTAGAATTAATGGATTTGTCATACGGTTATACTGTCCACGCCGGCGAGGAAGAGTCCTATAAAAAACAATTTAAAGTGCAGCAAAAGGTTAAGCCTAACTTCCCTAAATTTGAAGAACGGTGCGAAGACCTGGATTTATACGCTATTACTTCAAAAATATCTATATGGTCTGAGCTTTTCGGAAAACATATACTAACAAGTAACATTAATAACCTGATAGAGCGCCTAGGATTGAATAAATAATTGTATGCAAATGCAGTATAAGAAAAAATTCGGAACATCGGCTTTTATGAATTGCGGCGCATGCGGCACTACTGGAGTGAAACCGCGCATCGTCCAGTCCCGAGATAGATACTTCATCTACACGGAAGCAAAGTATATCTGCCCGCGATGTGGAGAGTATTTTCATAAAGGAGCTATTTCTAAAGAAGAAATCCGCCCTGAATCCGATTCCGCAGAATAGAGTTGAAGTACCTACGCATTAATACTACAATCAGTAGATGCGTGGAACATTCTTGAAACTAAGCCCTGATTACACTACGCAGAAATTCTATCAGTACGCAGGGTACCCAAAATACAATCGATCTACTCGGACTCATTACGGTGGATGTCCCATCTGCAGAGAGGGAAAGAACTGGGGCCGAAAGAGAAGGTTGTATTACATTGTAGATAACGATTATTTATACTGCCATAATTGCGGGTGGACCGGAAGCCCGGTCAAGTTTATACAAGAAGTTTCAAGCCTCACAATTGAGGAGATAAAAAAAGAGAGTAAGGAATATGACATACTACCGATCGATGTATTGAGGCGAGATGATACGATCTCCAGAAAACCATCACCAACCCTACCTCATGACAGTATTAATCTGTTTGATTCTCACCAACTGACATATTACAAAGATAATGAATATGTAAAAAAGTGCTTAGATATTGTCGCAGAAAGAAGACTGGATACTGCGATAAATAAGCCTCAGACACTGTGGATCAGTTTAGTCGACTATATTCACAAGAATAGGCTAATTATACCCTTCTATAATCGCGATAATGAGATACAATTTTATCAGACTAGAACGATTCTCCAAGACAGTACTAACCGCCCAAAATACCTGTCTAAAGTTAATAGCGTAAAGACAGTATTCAACATCAACAACGTGTCGACTGACATGTCTAATCTGTTTATTTTTGAAGGGCCTATAGATGCCTTTTTTATTAAAAACGGCGTAGCGATAGCCGGCATTAATGAAAACTCCTCTAATAATTTTACCGATATTCAAAAGCAGCAATTACTACCCTTTAAGTTCCATACAAAGATCTGGCTGCTAGACTCCCAATGGCTAGATAAACCTAGCTATAAAAAGACGTCCAGTCTAATCGACAATGGGGAAGACGTATTTATCTGGCCAGAGTCATACGGAAAGAGATTTAAGGACTTTAATGATATGTGCATTGCATTAAAGATAGATGAAATTCCCATTAATTTTGTACTGGATAATACGTTTACCGGGATGAAAGCAAAAGTCATAATGTCACAAATTCAAAGTTGACGTTCCTTAAGTAGTATAGTATCATTATAATGATGAAAGGCATGAAACTCCCCTGTATAGTAACCGGGAAACTATCTTATTTCTCAAAGGACGCACTCACGAAAAAGGTGGGTAAATTCGGTTCTGTTGAAGATTTCTCAAAACATTATATAGCACCACCAGCTCGGAAGCTCCTTCGAAAAGGAATGACAGTAGACGAGGTTAGAGAGGAGCTGAAAGTGCAAGAAACTCTACCCAAAGTGAGCCTAGATGTTATATCTAGATTAAACCTATTAAAGACAAAATCTAGTAGGAAGAATCCCGTAGAAGTGCAGGCCCGTCAGGCATATCTTAATTCTAAAGAATACAAAGATAAAATGATAGCCTGGGAAGAGCGACAGCGCAATATGACGTTTGAAGATTGGGTATATGAGTACACAGGTACTGGTAGAGAGCGCGGCGGTACATGTATTCGACCAGATATCTTTTTATCCTGGAATGATCGAGCCTGCGATGGTTGCGCGTGTTTTAAATATTGCTTATGTTACCAAAAGAGGCTATCTCATGAGAAGAAGAAGCCCCGTTTAAGATAAATAATTAAAATGTACTACGTCACCGCCACCGGACAGGCAAATACGCTAGCTATTGTTAAATTAGATGGTGGCGTCCGTATTAATACTATTCGAATTCAGGGTGGTGAGTTAGATAGTACACCATTAATCATGGGCGATCGCTGCTCTTTTATCATAAAAACGGGTATTGTTAGAAGAGGTATGATATATAAGATACCTCAAGGTACCTTCATAACCGATTTTAGAGTCGGATAGACTAAATATTGATATATGGACACCCAAATCCTTTTAAATGCTGCATTTGGTTTAATAATCTTCCTCGGTGGCTGGCTAATTAAAATTACATTTAGTCACATCAACAGGCTTAAAGAAGAATATGACGAACTGTATGATCAGCTTCAGGGAGATTATCGAAAACTATCAAATGATATGCATGAAATCGCGTTGTCCCTCCCAGAAAAATATGTTGCAAAAAGAGATCTAGATAAACTTATCGAGCTCTTCAATAATCGGTTTGATAAGCTAGAAAATAAAATCGACCAGATTAGAAATTAATAACCTTCTTATAAAATCCCGTTGAAATCTCAAGGGACGCGTATATTATTTATATAAGACAGCCATTACTACACCACTGTAGCCACGGTGCTGATTCTACTTAAGTACAAATATAACTAATGACGGTAATAAAGAGAGACGAACGTATCGAAGAATTTAATATTGAAAAAATACACGATGTATTATTTTGGGCTACAGAAAATATTAAAGGAGTTAGTGTAAGTGATATTGAAATAAAAGTTGGTGATCAACTTTTTGACGGTATCGCCTCCACCCAGATACATCAAATATTAATTCAATGCGCGGCGGATTTAATCACAGAGAAAACGCCAAACTATCAGCATGTAGCGGCTAATCTACTCAATTTCTATCTCCGAAAAGAAGTGTTTGGCGCATCAGACAATCTACCACCCCTGTATGATGTCATAACAAATAACATTAAAGCAGATATTTACGATGGAGAGATTCTTAAGCATTACACGAAGGCGGAAATTAAGCAATTAGATAATGTAATTAAGCACCGAAGAGATTATAACTTTGCTTATGGTGGATTGCAGCAGCTCATAGACAAATATTTGCTCAAAGATAGATCAACCAGTAAAATATACGAAACCCCTCAATACATGTTCATGCTTATATGTATGACCCTTTTAGTAGATGAAGCCGACAATGTAAGACGCCGGCGCCTAATTAAAGATTTATATAATGATATGTCTTTATTTAAAATAAGTCTACCTACACCTATTATGTGCGGAGTGCGTACGCCTTCTAGACAATATTCAAGCTGCACATTAATTGATGTCGGTGATAATTTACCGAGTATCTTCCACTCTAATACTGCTGTTGGCTTCTATACAGCAAATCGCGCCGGCATCGGCCTAAATTTTGGAAATATTCGAGGTATTGGATCAAAGATTAGAAATGGCGAAGTAGTACATACGGGCGTAATACCCTTTTTAAAAATGTATGAATCAACAACAAAATCATGCACTCAAAATGGAGTCCGTGGGGGATCTAGTACGACACATTTCCCATTTTGGCATAAGGAGATTGAAGATATTCTTGTACTTAAAAACAACAGAGGAACTGAGGATAATCGTGTTAGGAAGATGGACTACTCCATTCAGTTTTGCAGACTCTTCTATCGAAGGTTTGTTGAAGATGGGAAGATAACCTTATTCTCACCCCATGAAGTACCTGACTTATACGAAGCATTCGGTCATAATAATGATAAATTTGAAGAGCTTTACGAACAATACGAACGCTCAAGATCAATATGGAAACGGCAAATTAAAGCAAGAAAATTATTCAATTCATTTTGTAAAGAGCGCATCGAGACTGGCAGAATATATGTAATGAATGTAGATCACTGCAACGACCACAGCTCATTTAAAGACAAAATAACAATGTCAAATTTATGCCAAGAGATTACTCTACCTACTACTCCGTTAGATCATATCGACGATAATTGTAATACTGATGCAGAAATTGCCCTGTGCGTACTCTCTGCAATTAATGTTGGTACATTACGACGGTTAGATGAATTGCAATCAATATGTAAAAATATCGTACGAGCGCTAGATTCAGTTATTACGCACCAATCATATCCAGTCGGGGCATCTATGAAAATGCTTAAAAGGAGAAGCATCGGAGTCGGTATTACCAATCTCGCATATTATCTCGCCAAACATGGAGTAAGATATGACGATGCAGAGGCGTGTAATGTGGCGGATGAATTGATGGAGCATATCCAATTTTATATGATTCAGGCATCCGTCCAATTAGCAAAGGAAAAATCTAGGTGTGAATGGTTTGATAGAACCAAATATTCCGCCGGTATACTGCCTATTGATACATATAATAAAAATGTAGACAAACTAGTAACCCGCAAATTATCTCTCCCATGGGATAAGTTAAGAAAAGATATAGTAAAGTACGGGATGAGAAACTCTACGTTAACAGCTCTCATGCCCTGCGAATCCAGCTCTCTTGTTACAAACTCTACTAATGGTATAGAGCCGCCCCGCGGGCTCTTAACTGTGAAAAAATGTAAGCAGGGTCTCTTACCTCAAGTGGTGCCAGAGATTCACAACCTAAGAAACAAATACACATTAGCATTTGAAATGGAGAATAATAGAGGATATACCAACATCGCTGCCGTTATCCAAAAATACGTAGATCAAGCTATTTCAGCAAATCATTATTATAATTTTACCAAGTATGAAGATAATAACTTACCTATGTCTGAAGTAGTTCATGATATTCTATATTCATATAAAGTAGGACTAAAAACTCTATACTATGCCAATACGGACGACGGAAAAACGGACGTTATGCCTAATGAAGAAGAGGCTTGCAGTGCTGGTGCATGTAGTGTATAATAAAAACTTATGAAGAGTATTATCAACATAAAAAACGTTGATACAACAAAACAGCCGCTATTTTTTGGAGAAGGTCTAAATCTCCAACGCTATGATAGGTATCGATATAAGAAGCTTTTTGATTTGTATCTTCAACAGTTATCATTTTTCTGGCGACCGGAGGAGGTTGATTTAAGCGGAAAAGAGAAGAATGATTTTCTATCATTAACAGACCATGAGAGGTTTATATTTACCAAGAATCTATCATATCAAACTTTATTAGACAGCGTTCAAGGTAGAGGCATCTCTCACCTCTTAGCAGATTGCTCTAATCCAGAATTTGAAGCATTCTGTCGAGCATGGGAATTTTTCGAGACATTACATTCCTATTCTTATACGTATATTATTAAGAACGTCTATGCTAATCCATCAGAAGTATTTGACAGTATCTTAACTGATAAAGAAGTATTGAAAAGAACAATCTCAGTAACGAAGCATTATGATGCTCTTATTAATTCTATCAACGACACTAATGTTGATAATCGAAAGAAAAAGCTCTATCTAACTCTCGTTAGTATTAATATCCTAGAAGGGGTTAGGTTTTACGTGTCATTTGCATGCTCATATGCATTAGCTCAAAACAAAAAAATGGAAGGAAATGCTAAGATTATATCTCTTATTAACAGAGATGAAAACTTACACTTAGCCTTCACACAGAATGTGTTGAAAGCCTTGAGAGATAATAAGGACGAAGGGTTTCAGCACATTGTTAAAGAGTGTGAAGGTACAGTTATCGAGATGTATGAGGATGCCGCTAAAGAGGAAATGCAATGGGCTAACTATCTCTTTAAGGACGGATCAATCCTAGGACTGAATGAAAAGATACTAATTCAATATATGCAGCATTTAGTTAATAAAAGAATGCGAGGAATTGGATTGCCAGGAATATTTGATGATACGCCGAATCCAATTAACTGGATTTCAAATTGGACAGAAAGTAAGAGAGTGCAAATCGCCCCCCAGGAGTCAGAGATTGAATCATATAAAATCGGATCATTTAAGCAGAATGTAGAAGGAATGGATCTCGGAGAATATAATTTTTAAATATGCCTGCACAACACGAATTAGATAGAGCCTACCTAAAGATGGCCAAGGAATGGGGATTGCTGTCTAAAGCTAAGAGGCGTAAAGTCGGTTGTTTAGTAGTAAAAGATAATAGAATTATAAGTGATGGGTACAACGGCACACCGCACGGATTTGATAATACTTGCGAATTTCCAACTCGGTTCGGTTTTGAGACAAGGCCGGAAGTGTTACATGCCGAATCCAACGCACTTACAAAGCTAGCTAAAAGTACTCAGAGCAGTGACGGCGCTACTATCTACATTTCTCTTTCCCCGTGCTTTGATTGCTCAAAATTAATGATTCAATCCGGTATTGTTAGAGTTGTGTATGAGGAATTGTACAGACAGACTGACGGAATTGACTTACTTAAAAAAGCTAATATTGAAGTGATGGAATTTAATCTGTAGTAGGCTCATTAATTATGCTACAAAACAATTGAACCGAATCTCCTTGAAGAGCTAATTGCTCAACTTGAGCTCCTAATATGGCATCCCTAGTCGGGTCAGTACCTTCAGATAATTTTTTATTAATTAGAGATACGGCAGTGTCTGTAATATACGCACTATCCACCGGATGCTCTACGTCGCCCGCATCTGTCGATTCGATATTAGTAAATGTAGCAGATAGCCCCCATGTGCATGTTATATTGATTGTCTTCTCCGCCATAATGTTATTTATTATCAGCCAATTTTTTTGCCAACTTGGCTCTTTCCACCTTTATATTCATTCTTAATTTCAACAGCACCCTGCTTTCCAGGCTTATTATTTCCCTTACCAGCATTTCGAGTATCATCTCTAGTCTGCGTCATCGTAAGAGGTATGTTTCTAAATTGGTGAGAGTGTGGAGCGTTCTGAACTCTCGGGTGAGTTCTAAATATCGCAATAGCCGCTGGTTGTTTCATCGCCGCGCAACCCGGTAGACATGGTATCATAGTCAAATCTACAATGTATGGCTCACCAGTACACACAGCACCTTGAAGCTTTACTTGCTCCGTCTCTTGCAGTTCTGTTGGAGCTGTTATATGCTGAACTGTTAATTCACCTTCTACATGCATGCCGCCACCAATAACGACATTGCCCGCTACTCCCAAATTACAATCAATAAGTACCTGATTGTAGTTCTTCTGTCTCAATGTTAATATGTCTGCTACAATATTCAAACGCTTCCCAGATATGATATTAATTTCATTTTCTGATGCTATGTTAATTTGCTCAGCGCCTAAATTCATAATAGTGCCACCTAACTCAATCGGGCCAGTTGTCTTAAAGCTAACACCACCTGATCCGACTTGTACGTTATATTTGTTAGCAATGTTTAACGTATAAGTACCACCCGGTAATTCATCGACATGTACGGGCTCGATTAAAGGTGACTCCTTAAAGCTCGTTACTACACCTTGCTTCCGCACTAGTACTTCATTATGATTAATTTTACCGACTGGATCAAGCCGGATGCTAGGAAGATCATTCATCACTAATCCAATAGTCTCTAATTTATGCTTGGTTATATGTTCAATATGGTTACCACCAAGACCCAATTCCTTTTCAATTTCGAGAAGATTCTCAATCTCCCTATCAAGTAATTCTTTGAGCGGGCTATCCTTATCTTCCTTGGCCCATTTACCGCCTTGAGTAGATCGATGCTTACCTTCTCCATCACAGACCGGACATTTACCATCTCCTAAGAAATCACTCTTGGATCCCGGTTGGGCTTGCGTAGGTTTTGGATCATCAACACTAACAGACTTAAAGTGCTTACCTGACATTGTTGACGAGTCGTTAATATCATCACCCATTAAGTTAAAGGCCGGCGCTGCCAACCACGCGAACGTATTTTTCTGATTGAATTTTGCCTTCTTATTTACATCTGTATAGCTCTTAAGTTTACCGTCTATTTTCCAATATTTTTCACGCTTTTTATGAGTGCATAATACACAATCACCATGTGTACCGGATTTTTTCTGCCCGGGAGATTGGCGAATAAATCCATTAACTATCCCCTCAGATTTAGTTCTTTTGATTTCAAATAATTGTTTAATGTTATGAATTGTCTTACCTATGGCCTGCCATTTTTTAAAATATTCTACATTAAAGATACCGATTTTTTGATAAAAATCACCCTTTACTATTTGATCATAATCTAATTCTGTATATTCATTTCTATACCCCCGCACAGTTAGGAATTGATCTGCCATGACTAATTTTTGATCGTTTTGAGCAGCAAATTCAATATTAGTACTGTTATTAAATTCTTTGAATGACCCGGAAAAATGAGTTAATTTTAGCAACTCACGAGTATCTGTGTTAACAATCTCTAATGTGCCGCCTTTTTGATTTAATACAAATTTATTTCTATATGTCTCTACATTATGATCATAATCAACCCCTTCCTTCTGACCTTTATTTTCATATGTACCTGGATAATCCATATAATAATCAGATTCACTTGCCTCGTAAATGCTCTTCCAGTCCTCCTGACCGAATGAAGATGCAAAATATACCGGATTAAGAGGATCACCATCTAGAAAAAATACCCAAACATGCGCGCCAACATTAGGAATAGAAAATACCCCTTTAGCGCAATTGCTGTAACTAGATGGTTTATAGTTAAATGTGTTTTTATTAACACGGTTCGGCATTCCCGTCTTTTCATCACCGGCTCCGGCACCCTGCACATCACTAAACGCATCATGTACTTTAAGATCATCTACTTCATATATACGCGCCGGCTTTTCTCCTATACCATCTTCATTAAGACTGTACTTAGTTTTGGTAGCATTATAGACTGTGTCTTTAAGCGGGGTAATTTGCTCAGGCCGATAGCTATCAGAAATTGTACCCACTTTTAATTTTGCATTATACCTACCAGAGCTAGTCTCTCCCATGATCGGCCCTGCATAATGTGCCCATGGGAGAATAGTTTTAAGATCATCTATAATATCAGATAAATCTGAATCGATATTGGCACCGGGGAATTTAAATTCCTTATCTTTTATTTTTTTATTGGGATCAACCTTCGTCCAATTTTCATACACAGATGGCATAACGTGCGGTACCCACACCTTAATTTTACCAGTCTTTTCTGGATCATTATTTTGTACTACGATACCTAAATAGTTTCCATAGTGTCTTTTATGTGAATCACTCCTTGATTGTGAGTCGGGATTTGCATTGCTATTATGTGTCATATTAACAAGTTACTTCTGCGAGATTCTGTTCATCAACATCGCGCTGCTTAAGAATTGATATTTCTTCAATTAGAGCCTTTACTGCCACAGCCTCTTCAACCGTCATATCTTCTAATCGCTTTATATCTTTGTCTCCTATATTATTTAGCGTGTCTTGAGCATCAGCCAGCCTCTGGCTAGTTGTTTTTGGGGTACCATCACTATTAATATACATTTCAGGACCGCGAGCTGGATAACCGGCGGATTGGTCTAATACCTCGTCACTTACCGCTTCGGCCAATTCCTCCGCGCTTGTAGCTGCTACATATTTAGCTAAAGAAAAGTCGTTACTCATATCCATTGTAGACTTAGGCGATGACTTTTCACAAATAGATCTAATCATTTTATTCAATTTCTTATTTAATTCGTCGAGCTGCTGAACTTCCAGAGTTCTATATAATATATCTTTGACTATTTGATCAATTTTATCTTCAACTAACCTCTTGTATTTGCCAATAAATTCGCCAAATGCCTGCTCAAGATTTAAAAGAAGTGCGAGAGCGGGGTATTTGTTCATCAGCTTCATAAGAAGCTTACGTAAGCAAGATAATAATACACCGACAATAAGGTCTTTAAGAGCTCCAAGCTTACTCGTGAGGTGATTGCCTAATTTTCCTAAGGAAAAATCACCAGTACTCATTCCGGTTATTTTCTCTAAAAATTCATCAAACTTAGATGGTTCCGGCTTCTCATAAGCTTCTGCAGCTTCTTCTGGGGTAGTACCAGACGTGTTCGGGAACATACCTTTAATAAAGTCCGTCGGCTTATCAATCAAAACCGACCGCACACCATCACCAACGTCAGATATAGCGTCGTCTAGCTTTTCGGCCATCTCCGCAAATGAACTATCAACTTCTGGTTCTTGCTCTTCTGCCATATAAAATATTTAGTTAAAAGCTTGATTTTCTACCTTTCGTGACGTATAATCAGTGGAATGAAGCTATTAGTATCTCACGAGTCTCCGATTCAGCTCTTCGAAGAATCACTAGAATATAACGATTATCAGTATTGCTTAGTGCATTTGATGGAAGAGAATGAACTTTACCGGGATTGGTTTCTTACTGTTAATAAGCGATACGGGGCAGAAGTCCTTTTAGATAATAGTATTTTTGAGCTCGGTGAAGCTTTTGAGCCTAAGAAATATGCTCATTGGCTCCGAGAAATCAATCCAAATTATTATATTGTCCCGGATGTTCTCCAAGATTGCATGGGTACGATAGACAAGTGGCAAGACTGGAAATTGCGACATGAGCCTGCTGAATGTACATCCTTAAAAATCGGCGTTGTACAGGGTAAGAACTGGAATGATCTTGTTGAGTGCTATCACTTTATGTCGCGCCATGCTGACTACATCGCCATTAGCTTTGATTATTCTTATTATAAATATACAGGCCATGGTAAAGACAAACTTAACCTGTGGTGCACCGGTAGGCAGCGCTTTATTCAAGATCTAATTGATAAGGGGTATTGGAATTGGTCTAAGCCTCATCACTTACTTGGATGTAGTTTAGCAAAGGAATTTAAATATTATGTTGATAAAGGCATTACTAATATACGTAGTTGTGACACTAGTAACCCTATTGTGGCTGCGCTCAAAGGTCTAAGATATAATGGCGATCTAGGCTTACAAGAGAAACCATCTACAATGCTCTGCGATTTAATTAGCGCACATGTAGATGATAGTATGCTTGAGGACGTCCGCTATAATACTAAGATGTTTAAGCGCATTATAAACCGATATGAAGAAAAAGTATATTCATGTGAACCAGCATAAGATTCGTGCTAACAAAAAGCACGGAACTAATGAACTCGTATTATCCGTCAAGACTGGTAAATACGGTCGTAAGAATGAGTACTGTAATGAAGTTTGGATTGAAGGTCCGTGCAGAGTAATATATGGCGGTAACGATAAGCCTCTTTTACCGTGCGGTGCTAGAGTAGTAATTGAAACAGAATCAGAAGTTAAATGTCTAAGCAAATGAACATATTGTGCGATTTAGCTAAAGACGGTTGGTGGATCAAAGTATCACCACTAGCTAGAACGGATAAAGAATGTTGGGTATGCTCTGTGTATAAGAGAGGTAAGAAGTCCTGGATCACAGAACAATGCAGAGACTTTAACGATCCAGAATCTGCTTATGATTGGGCGCTCGAGCTTATTGATACCAATACAATAGCTGAATTATATAAATGAAGTGGGTCGCATTATTTTCGCAAACAGGATCTGAGATATGCCAGGTATCAGAACTTCTTGGCCGGTACCCTGATTTAATTATCAGCAATGCTACAGATTTTATTAAAATAAATGATGATCTTATTGGTAAAGCTCCTATGATCTTTACTGAAAAGAAACCAACAGTTGAAGAGTACCTACAGTATATTCCAGAAGACGCATTGGTAACAATGCATGGTTGGTTGCGGATAGTGCCCAGTGAGGTGTGTGAAAAAAGAAATATTTACAATGGACATCCAGGCTTAATTACAAAATACCCAGAACTTAAAGGGAAAGATCCACAATTAAAAGCATATAAGATGGAATTAAAAACTTCAGGGTGTATTATACATAAAGCAATACCTGAAGTAGATTCAGGAGAAATTATATTAGAGAAAGAAGTGTCTATTGAAGGCTTATGGTTGAGTGAGGTAATTGAAAAATTACATGATACCTCAATACAATTATGGGTGAAATTCTTAACCAATAAAATTAAGTAATGAGTATAGTAAAAGAAATAGAAAAACTTTACCCGGAGACGTGTAATGAATTTAAGCGACTACAAAAAGAACAATATGATACGTTCTGTAAAAAGCAGTACGATTACGGACAACATAACATTACTCTTGGGATGGATCTGTCTGATCCCGATAACCGTCATCTATCAATTACTGCGATTATTATTCGTATTAACGACAAGATTCAAAGACTCTTTAACCTCGTTCTTAGACGAAAAGTTAAAGCACAAAACGAACCGATAGAGGACGCATTTAAAGATCTATCAGTATACAGTATTATTGCACAGATTGTTTCAAATGAGAAATGGGGTAAATAACATTATGGGAAGAGATAAAGCAAAACCAAGAAGAGAAAAGAAGAAGCCTAAGAAAGAAAAGAAGAAAGGTAAATGAGTCTAGAAACATTTGATTATACGCTTAGTGCAGACTGGTCTGACTTTATAGACTTTTGCAGTACTCCTATGACGGAGCAGGAAGTGAAAGATTTTTGGAATGAAGATTAGTTTTACAGGCATACAATCATCTGGTAAGACCACTTTGCTAAAAAAGTGTAAAGAGCATTACGGTGACAAATACACATATGTAGATGAAGTAACTCGACCGGCTTTAGCTAAGGGCCTAGCGATCAATGAACAGGGCGGCGATGAAACGCAAATGTTCATTATACAAAGCCATATGGACAATGCTCTAAAGGAAAACGTCATTATGGATCGCTGTATTATAGATGGCTTTTTATATACAGAATATCTATACGATATGGGAAAAGTCAGTCAAGGTGTATGGAAACATGCTATTGATATATATCTTGATCTTATGCCAAGTTTGGATTTAATATTCTATACAGAACCTGTCGACTTAGTTGATGATGGTGTCCGGAGTGTTGATCATAAATTTAGAGAAGCAATGCATCAACGCTTTGAAGATCATATGTATATGTTAGAAAAGTCTAGCAGAGATCAAGTTCGACCGCTTCGTCCGATGTCGGCGCATTCAGCTGGTCATCAATATCCGTTTGTAAAAGGTAGAATAGTTCGCTTAATGGGTAATGTTGAGCAAAGATTTAATGTAATTAGAGCGCTACTAGATGTGCCGTGGGAACCAAAAACGCCTTCATCACCGCCACCTAGTGCGGCTTTTTTAACACCAGACGAAACAAAACAAATGGTTGCAGACGATGATTCCACTGTTTAAAGTTTTCATGGCTCCAACGGCCGGAGCAGCCGCCGCCAAAGTTCTAGATTCAGGGTTTATAGGACAAGGTGAAAAGGTAGAAGAATTTGAAGCAATGTTATCAGATTGGTTAGGTACTGACCTAATTAACACGACTAATTCTTGCACATCTGCTCTACATTTAGCATTTCATATGACGCGGGGATCTATGGGTCTGACTGACCAATCAGAAGTTCTAGCATCTCCGCTAACTTGTACGGCCTCAAACTGGCCGATTCTCGCTAACAGCCTAAAAATTAAATGGGTAGATATTGATCCAAACACAATGAATATGGATCTAGATGATTTAGAGAGAAAAATTACAAAAAATACAAAAGTCATATTGATCGTCCACTGGGGCGGTTATCCTGTTGACTTAGACAGAATCAAACACATACAAGATAAAACTGAAAGCGTATTCGGATTTAGACCAACAGTAATTGAAGACTGCGCTCATAGCTTTGGCAGTACGTATAAAGAAAAGAAATTAGGCAATCACGGCAACCTGGCGTGTTATAGCTTTCAAGCTATCAAACATCTCACCACTATCGATGGAGGTATATTAATCTCACCAGACGAAGAAACTCACCATCGAGCCAAACTACTCCGATGGTACGGCATCGATAGAAATACAAATAAAAAAGACTTTAGATGCGAAGCGGATGTCCCAGAATGGGGATTTAAATTTCATATGAATGACGTAGCAGCAGCAGTTGGAATTGAAAACTTAAAAATAGTTGACAAGGAAGTTATAAGTAAAAATCAAAGCAACGCAAAATACTACAACAAGGAATTACGAGATCTCCCGGGTGTTACATTGCTGGAATCTAATACAGATAGAGTAGCTGCGTATTGGATATATTCTCTATTGGTTGATAAAAAAGCTGCTTTTATGGACTATATGAAAGAGAAAAAAATCGTCGTTAGCCAAGTACATGAACGCAATGACGGGCATACTTGCGTTAAAGAATTCAGAAGCCATTTACCTAATTTAGACAGATATCTTAAGAAATTAATATGCATACCTAACGGTTGGTGGGTGACCTATGACGATCGTAAATACATCGCTGATAGTATACGTCGATTCACATGAACCCCCTCACTACACCCCCTTATAGGTCACCGGAATCAGTGTCTCATGCAATAAAAGACCTCATACAAAACAAAGTAGTATGTGAGTTAGGCTGCGCAGAAGGAGACAATATGGTGTTCATGTCTCGATATGCCAAAAAAGTCATCGGAGTTGAGGTGAATCCAAAAAGATATAAGCCCGCCCAAGACAGAGGCCTTGAAATTATCGTTGCTGACTACCTTCATGATGATATACCTGAGGCGGATGTGTATTATTTTTGGCCCAATTTACCAGATAGAGATAATGAATTCTTAATCGATAAAATCTTATCAAATGATTCGTTTAATGGTACAATTATAGTGGGGGGTGATACCGGATTCCCACCAGACCCAGTTACTATTAATAAATGCTTATCAAAATTTGGCGGTGTCCTCCGCGAAGTGCCATTTAATGAAGGTCCTAATGGGCGTCAGAGTGGGGTATTTTTGCTAGCCATTATAACTAAATAGGTACATCCCTTAGAAGCATAACATTATGCTTATTTCTATATAAGAAGTTTAGTATTTCTCTAAAATCTTCTATCTGAGAGTCAACCCTCACACCATGAAAAGTAAAGATGCTATATGTGTCTAGAGGCTGACGATCTACATCATGAACAAAATGCCTGCATGTATACTGATCACTAACAATACCCGTACTCCGAAGCATCAAGCGTTCATGATCTTCCCATACGGGGCTATGCTTGCCAGGATAATAATACTCAGGATATCGGATAGGGCCCGAAATTTCGTCGTAAATATAACCAGTTCGAGCGAACTTAAATCCATGACGCTCAACTATTTCTGCCAAAGTACGGTTGCAATGATATCCCGGATAACAAAAAGATGTCGGTCTAGGCATTCCGCCACTCACAATATGGTCATTTAATCGCTGGATACCTTCATGAATATCCTCTACTGATTTGGATAAAGACTCCCGCAGCGTCGCCATTCTCCAATGGTTCATTGTATGATTACCAATTTCATGACCTCCATCGTGCATTTCCTTTAACTTAGATATTGGTATCGGTAGCTCTTCTAATTCCAGATTATCGGATCGCGGCATACGTACAGGGGTTATAAAGAACGTCCCACGAAATCCGTGCTCTTCTAGTAATGGTTTTACAACATCATAGTGTGACTGCAATCCATCATCAAACGTCAATACAACATTCTTTGGGGTACCGTGCATATTAATATTTATAGAATCAATATAATTGTAGATAATATGTCATATTTTAGAATACCTAATATCGATAAGTGTAAGCGCGGCAATGTCGAAATGAATTTTTTGAATAAAATGTCCTCACCGAAAGAGGGGTTTTATTTTGAGTGTGGAGCTACTGATGGATTTATACTATCAAATACCGCTATATTAGAAAGAGATTTTAATTGGACAGGTATTTTAGTAGAAGCAAATACTCACTTATATGATCAATTAAAACAAAATAGACCTAATAATATATGTGTTAATGCATGTATATCTGACAGAGAGAAAACTGTCAAATTTCTTAACCAACCATCCGGTGGGATGATGGGTCACTCTAGAATTGTTGATAATAATAGAAATGAAAATACCATTGACGTTAAAACAAAGACTATAACTTCTATATTACGTGAAAACGATGCCCCGCATTTAATTGACTATGGTGTGATAGATATTGAAAATTGTGTTCTTCAAGCTATTATGGGTATCGATTTCCACAAATATAATTTCAAATTTTTAGCTATCGAATTCAATGACCATGACGAACAAGACTGGGATCATATTAAAAATATTCTCGAAGAGAGCGATTACACATTTATACAATCTCTGGCTGATAACAGCCACATTTTTAGATATAATGCAAAATGGTAGCGCTGAGACCCATGACGCTAGAAGACGCGGAGTTTGTTCTCAGCGTTAGAAATAACGACCAGACCAGATCATTTCTACATAATGATACTATATTTGATCGAGAGCAATTTCTGAAATGGTTTAAACAAGACTCTCCTGCATGGTTTATTATCACCAACGACGAAACTCCTGTGGGTTATATAAGAACTAGTGATGTTGATTTACTAGCTGGTTCGTTATATGTCGGGGCAGATATACATCCCGACCACCGGCGAAACGGCTATGCAATACAAGGGTATAATAAATTGTTTGAAATTTTAGAAGATAAATGTTATCGATATGTAGACCTCGCTGTTTTAGAAACAAACACACCTGCACAAAAGTTATATATAAAATTAGGATTTGAAGAAATAAAAAGAGAGCCTGTTAATGGTAAGGATAGCATTATAATGCGCAAGCAATTAAGCCACACAACTGGAACATCCTGTAAAGTTATTCCCACCTTTTTTGGGTTTAGAAGAGCTTGGCCTCGGCATGATTGTAATTGTAGCGCTACATACCGAATGCTCCACTTCTTGTGGGGAAAAGAAAGCATTTTAAATTATGGAGTCCCCATGGATACAATTATTGTTAATAATGTATTGCGCCCAGATGAAGTTAAATGCTTAAATTTAAACACATTTGAAATTGAAGATCCTATTTTTTATAGTAAGTGTGAAGATTTTATAAGATTTTTAAATGGTAAACCTACCCCTAATGGAAAAATAAAAACTACTTTTAGAGAAAACATAGGGTTGTCTTTTGGAGCATATGATTTTGGATTTTATAAATTTGAAAATGATTATGATTTTTGGTTCTTATGTGAAGACGATCAGATTGTTCTAAAGGATGGTGTTATGGCAACTGCTATACAACAAATAAGAAATCTGCATACTAATGTGGGATTTGTTGCTGCTGTAGGGATCAATGATACGCACGGAAATGATCCTGATAATAGCCACGCTCACGGTGCAGTTGGAATAACAACTAGATCCATTTTAAGAAAAATCCGAGAAGGTAATTATTGCGAGGAGATGAAGCGTGATATTTTACCTTACTTATTTGATACTGAAAACGTTAGAGGGCGCTCTAATGCTTGCCCAAAGCATGAACATAGAAGTGAAATACCATTTACAAATAGCATTTATAAATTAGGATATAGTTTGGTTGATTTGGAGGGGGAGGATTTAATTGTGTCTTGGAAAATACGACACCGGAGAAATTGCCACGGTGAAGCAAAGCGGTTAATTGAATATGATGAATCTATGGAGCCTAGTATTGTAGATTAAATTTTACACGCACTATATCTTTTAATATTTCCCATTTTTTTAAACTATTTTTCATGTAGTTCGGATCCTTATATTTTTCATTACAAACATTATAATGAAAAAGAGCACCTTTATCAAACCACGCATCTGCCCGACGTTCATACGGAGGTATCCATGGATAAAATTCTGAATCAGGTGCTTCTACTAGTTTAGTTATATTTTTCTGATAGGGTGAATGTGGAAGGCCAAATAACTTTAAACAATCTCGCAATACATCTGGATGATGGCTATAACATATACCCCCCTCCACACCTTGATATCTTCGATCATATTTAGGGCATCCGAACGTGGCATTTGGACCAGGCTCTAACTCATCAATAAAGATAAGATAGCTTGTGTAACTATCATGGACCCCAGGCCACATCTTATCTGGATAGCCATAAGGCTGATATGGCTCGCTACGTTCATCCGCTAACACCCTACAATATGCAAATCCAAATGTCTGCTCGAGGCTGTGCCACCAATTAACATCTGTACTCGTTTCTGGTAATGGGAAAATCTTATCTAGCCCATAATCCCAATCTAAATCAAAAAATACCCATTGAGTGCAGATACCATGTATATTGTAAGGAGCACCATTAGGATACCCGGATGAATTACCCGCAATAAATTTATTGTTTTCTTTCATTCGATTAATTGCATTAACAATAAAACTTTCATGCAACACCATCACATCCGAATTAATATATAGAAGGTATCTACAATCAGTTAATCTACCAGATGATATTGCAGTATTCAAATGCCTAGAGCATCCTAATTGTATCCCGAGGTTCCCGTGGTATATAGTATCATCCTCTAAATATGGTTCCCATTGATTGTCCCCAGAGTAACTAACAATAACATGGTAGTCAAACTCATTGAGTGAATACTTTAAAATCTCTAGATTACATTTTAGGGAATCCGGCCGAGTGGCTCCCGTGACAACAATACATATTTTATTTGGATCTCTCCCCATTTAAATGTATTTATCGCTTGAAATCTCAACAACAATATCTATAATATGTGTATGGCGAGAAAGAAGAAAAATAAACCTGCGAAAATAGCAGCGAAAAAAATTGTGGATCCAATTGCTGAGATGGTTACTGAGCACCAAGCACCGGTAAAACCAACTCAAAGTGAAGAGGCAAAATTAATGCTAGAAGCTGATAAGGTTGAACTGGGAGCAGCTATGAATGCTACAGAAGCCGACGTAGAATATTTCGACCCGAAGCCAATTGAATATCCAGAAGATGGCGAAAATTTTGATTGGCAATCGACCGGCTTTTGGGGCGGGTATCACCAGCAAGCTGATGAAGTGATAGCTCAACAAAAAAAATATGTTGAGAATGAAAAGCGACACCGCGAAAAAGAAATGCATCTTAAATTTAAACCGCTACCTAGGACTGATGTAGAAACTCATCTAGGTAAGACTGTGGTGTACCCTAAAAAATATGATACATCAGTGTTAGTTAAAGAGTTAAGACAAAATAATAGAGACCATCTAGATATTCAACCGGGTGAACTACCATTTAAAGGCTATGATCTTTGGAACGCATATGAAGTCTCTTGCCTAACAATAAATGGCATGCCAGTAACTGGTGTTGCTAAGATATTATATCCCTGTGACAGTTCGCATATAGTTGAATCAAAAAGCTTAAAACTATATCTAAACTCTTTTAATATGTCTAAATTTGGAGCTTCAAGAGCTACCGCGCTAAAAATCGTAGAGAGCACTATACAAATGGATCTGAGTCAACTTTTAAATACTCAAGTAAAAGTGTTCTTACAATCCGCGGATGATTCATATAAAATCCATAGTGAAATTAATAACCCTCATGATATTTTTAAGACTCCAAAGAATACACCAAGCAATGTTAAATATGAAACTCTAGAGTTGTTACAGAATGCTAATGAAAAACAATTTAAACATTATACTGAAACTCCGTCATTACTAAAAATTAAAAGCGACATACCAGGAGCTGCCGAACCTTTTCACTATCATAGTTCATTGTTAAAATCTAATTGTAAAGTTACCAATCAACCAGATTGGGGTGATGTTTTTATTTTTATGGCTGGTAACAAAGTATGCGAGCCTATGTCTTTATTGGAATATATTATATCGTTTAGAGACGAGAATCACTTTCATGAAGAGGTTTGTGAAACAATATATAAACGATTGTTAGATACATATCACCCAGCACAATTGGGCGTTGCATGCTTCTATTCAAGAAGAGGTGGTATCGATATTAATCCTATTCGGGTATCAGATGAGTCACTTCTCGGTATCAACTTCCAACCGGATAACTTAACTAATCCTAACTACCATCTCAAGCTTATTAGGCAGTGAGAATTGAGCAGGACATTAAATTAGATTACAAGGATGTGCTTCTAAGGCCAAAGCGATCTACGCTCGGTTCAAGAAAAGAAGTAGACCTTGAACGTAGATTTGTATTTAGAAATTGCGATCAAACCTGGACCGGTGTACCCATCGTTGCGTCCAATATGGATCACGTTGGTACTGTTGAAATGGCTAAGACATTAACTGAGTTCGGGATGCTAACATGTCTTCATAAGTACATTACTATAGAAGATACAGATACGACATTATCAGCTGTACCATCTGCTCACTGTGCGGTTACAATCGGGTTAAAGGATCGTGATAAAGATGTGATGGATGTTATGTTCGAGAGGCACCCGCTTATTACATTTATTTGCATTGATGTTGCAAATGGCTATTCCGAGAGATTTAGTAAGTATGTAAAGAAGATCAGGAAAGAATATCCTGATAAAGTGATTATAGCTGGTAATGTTGTTACTGGTGAGATGACTGAGCAATTAATTTTAAATGGAGCTGATATTGTTAAAGTGGGGATTGGGCCTGGGTCTGTTTGCACTACTCGTATACAAACTGGTGTGGGTTACCCTCAACTCAGCGCAGTCATTGAATGCGCAGACGCTGCTCATGGGGTTGGTGGGTTTATTATGGCTGACGGTGGGTGTACTTGCCCTGGCGATGTGGCCAAAGCCTTTGGTGGGGGCGCTGATTTTGTTATGCTGGGCGGCATGCTGGCTGGTCATGATGAATGCTCCGGAGAAGTAGTAGATGGTCAAAAACAATTCTATGGAATGAGTTCAGCCGCGGCAATGGACAAATATTCCGGCGGTGTCGCTAATTATAGAAGCTCAGAAGGTAAGTGTGTTAAAGTTCCTTACAAAGGCCCCGTTTCTGATACTGTGAGAGGTATTCTAGGCGGAGTAAGAAGCGCCTGTACATATATTGGTGCTATCGCAATTAGACATATGCCTAAATGCGCAACATTTGTCAGAGTAGCACAACAATCAAACGAAGTGTTCGGCCGGAATATTTAAGCTTGCATTCCGGTGATGGAGCACATATAATAAGTGCTAAGTGGCTGATAAACAAAAATTCATTCAATGTGACTGCTGGGGCGAAGGTATACTCATTACCAAGTTCGATGATGAGGAAGAACTGTACTTTAGTTACTGGCGTCAAGGTATCAATCCCATCAAATTATCCTGGTGGATGCGACTGAAGCTGTGCTGGATGGCGCTAACGAAAGGCAATGTATACGATGACCAAGTCGTTCTAAATAAAGAAAAATCCCTCGAACTTGCGGTGTGGATTCTGCTCAGTATAAACGAGCCAGTAGGAGAAATGGATAAAGAAGTGGATAGGACTAAATTTGCAGTAGGTAATTTGCTCGATCGAAAGCCCCTCGACCCAGCTTTAGAACAAGATAACCCCCCGAACACGGAGGAGCAAAATGAAAATAACAATTGAACCAACTGAACCATCCCCGCTTAACGCAAGCGCGGACACCATGCATTCGAAGGTAAGCATAAGCATCGCTAGCGACGACTTAGATATCGGAGAGACAATGGGACAAGTAGTGAAAGCTCTACAAGCGTGGGGATTTCACAACGAGAGCATCGCGGGATACCTCGATGAAGAACTTGCGTGGCAACTCGCGTTGGGCGGAAGAAACGACCAAGCAGCGATGCTCAAAAGCATTTATCAGCCCACAGACGCAATCAGCAAGGAAGAAGAGAAAGAATGAAGACGACTTTCCAACTATTATGGCCCTGGTTCGCCTGGAGGACAAATAGAAACACTCCATCCAATTGGCGACATGGTAATTTTTATGGCTGCGGATTCCCTACGACTGTAGAGTATAATAACTATAACAGTGAATGGCATTTTGAATTACAACTCTTAGGGTTTGGATTTGCGATAGAAAGATATTAATTATGGGAATGTTTGATTATATAAGTTGCGAAATGGGCTTACCTCGTTTGCCAGAGCGAAAAGAGGATAAGCGGACTATTATGTTTATACCCTTTAAGGTAGACCACCAATTCCAAACCAAGGATTTGGCTAACTGCCTTATAGAGTATAAGATTGGCAAAGATAAAATTCTTTACGAGAAGAAGATAGAGTATGAGGATAGAGAACTAACCGAAGAAGAAAAGAAGGATAGAGACAGTGGAGCATTTTGGTCACCCATGTGGAGCATGGAAGAAAAGAGCCATGAGTGGGTAAAGGACGACTTTACAGGCTATATTACGTTCTACGACCTTGTTCATGATACAGACAGTACGCATGATGCTTGGGTAGATTACCGCGTCCATGTAAAGAATGGAGAAGTACAGGGAGATGTGGAACTGGAAACATACAGGCTTGAAGACAACACACAGAACAAAGCCAACACTAAGAAGTGGGAAGAAGAAGCAAAAGCTCGTAAAGAATATAAGGAGAAATGGAGATACAAATACTGCTTCAAGCATTGGAATAGGCTAGTAGGTTGGACATTTCGTAAACTCAGAAGATGTCACGAGTGGAAAGGTAAATTGATTTCGTGGAAAGTAGAACGTTGGTTAAAACTTTGATTAAACTAGAGAAGACAGAGTGCGAAGGCTATTGTACCTATAAGGTATATTGGGAGAACGGAAAGTATCTAGGTGATTTTGAGCCTATGGATGATGGCTACTTGGCGTATTGGCCCAGTGACCCCGGAGGAGGAGGTGCTTTTACACAAGAGCTTCTCCATCAACTATATCTGGAGTTGGATAAATTGAATGAGCCTTGGGACAAAGAACTCAAAGAAGATTTGAGGAAGTTAGACAGCAAATTAAAAGTTTAATATGAAACTAGAAACACCAGAAGGTTACGGAAAATATAACGAGTATGATTTTGACAACAGAATCACCTATGACGAAGAAGCAGATGCGATGTATATTTACGTTGCCCCTCCGCAGGGACGAATAGGAACGGTATTAGTTTATCAAGACGGGTCAAATAT